TTTCAAGTGCTTTTGTTTTGTCCTCACCGCAATCGATACAATGTACTCTTTCAAATACTGTTTCTCCAAATACACGTTTTAAATTTTCTTCGCGTAGTCGTTGAGCATAAGGTTCTGTTCCAAGAGATGTGATACAATGAAATACAGCTCCATGTTCTTCATGTAACTTACGAACGTATTTAATAGCATCACCAATTGGAGGTAAAAAACCTATTGCAGCAGATTCATTAAAGTGTCTTACAAGAACATCAGCTTCATCATCCGATACTCCATAATAATCTGACACTTTGTAAGAAATACAATTAGTTTTTTTATAGCCTTTACGCTTCATCCACCATTCAAATGAGTGAACCCATGATAAGAGCACTCCATCGCAATCTGTTAATATAATCATAATATAATTATAACAAAGTTGTGCGTTTTATACACTACTTTTTTCGTAATAATATTCAATTTCCTTAACCAAAGGTTCTATCCAATCCTTTGTGTTTTCCTTAAAAACGATTGGTTTATCATCACCATCAACTACCATTAACGTTATAAGCTGATGTATCGTAATTCCCGTACGTTCTTCAAACATGAGAGCATACGCTGCTTCTTGCATAAAGTAAGATTTAATTTCATCGCGTTCTTTAACTCTACCTGATGTTTTAAAATCTACAATTGATAGCTTACCATCAAATTCTGCAATACAATCAACTCGCCCCGCAACTTTTAGTTGATCGGAATAAAGAGGACATTCTTGCATATAAACTTTACCAATGCTTTTATCAATTACTTTTTGAAGGATTGACCAGCTATGTAGTACGTGAGGCATTTTATCTGCCTTTGTTTTGATATAGTCTTCTTCGTTATTGATATACCTTTCAGCAATATTATGAACATTTGTACCACGAGTTGTTGCGTGTCTTGTACGACGATTGGCTTCTTCTTCACCAATTTCTTTACGCCATTTGGCCCACTTCCATCGATCACGATATCCTAATGCTGTCGTAATCGAAGGATATTTTTTACCATCAGGTGTAAGATAAGTTCTTCCAGATTTAAGAGTAACTGCCTCTAAATCTTCATATCCCAAGTCAACGTTTTCGTGTATAAATTTAGTCATGACGTATTGTGCATCTTTTTGGATCTGATGCTTTTTTAATTCCTTTAAGAACATCATTCCATCCTGTGCCAGCCTTTTTAATTGCGCTAACTGATCCAGAAAAACTTAATCCTGGCGCAGTAATTCCTCTAGCAATTTTTCCATTGCATCCTTCCATTGGACAGGGCTGACCTACTGGTTTATCGCGATCAGCCATAGGCATATCTTCTTCCCATTCCGTATCACACGTATGGCATGTATATAAGTAAATCATGATTTTAAAAACCAAGATGGAGTAGCACGTTTTGTCCATGCCATCTTGAACCTTTCTTGTTTTGTTTTATAAAATGCGCGATATGATTTAACAGGATCGTCGAACATGCATTCAGGATTAGATTTCATCGCTAAAGGAAACTTTGTAAGTGGACCTTCAATAATGTTTGCTGGACCATAAAATAATTCTTTACGCAAAAGCTCATCTGTTTTATGTACTTTGTCATAACGATATGTATATTCATCACAAAGCGCATTAAATAACTTCCAATGCCAACGATAGTTTTCAAGGGTTTCCATAGTCCATACAGTACACGGATGATATTTGTGAACAGCTTTGTAAAGTAAATTTTCGCGTTCATCAGGCAAAACATAATATTGTTGCATAGTTTTACCTGACACTGAACGACGTTTTTCTGGTTTACCATCGATCATGCGATGAGCAGTTGACAACATTTGTGCTGATTCAATAATCATTTTGACTACGTGTTTGTCGCAATGTTGGTGTGCTGCAACTATAGGATCATTATCTAATACAAAAACATTCATAATATAATTATAACAAAGTTACGTTATTTGTACACTATTTCAATAATTCTGGAAATGTTGCTTCAACTAGGCTTTTTGTAATTTTGCGGTATTTTTTATTTTGCAAATTCGTAATAGTTCCATCTTTTGCAGCACATAGAATGTTTGCATCTTCTTCGTGAATTTGTTCGAGAATAGCAATAAAAATTTTTTCTTTTTTCATCTGATTAACAGTTTTATTACCAACCACACACATGCCAATAGGCTTAAATGCGTGGCCAATTGGCGCTGGTTCTCTTCCTACAGGACATGGATCAAAGGGCGGTTTACCTTTTGGCAAATCTAATTGTATTTTATCATTATAGCAAAGTTGTAAAACAGACTTTACTTGTTTAAACGCGTTCTTTTTAAGATATTCAATTCTATCGTTACGATCTTCAAGCTTACATACTTCTTCGAATACTTCGTGAATGTGAACTTTGAATTTTGGTTTTTGCATAATTTAGCTTTCGTTTACAAAGAAGTCTTTTGCTGATTCTACCAACAAACTACACCTTTTAGTTATTAAATAATTAAGGACTTTCATATTCGTTTTTCCTTGCTGAGAATTATATTTATTCGTTATATTATCTGCAATATCTGTAGGGATACAATCTAAGTCAATCATAAGTTTGTTGCGACAGAAGTTGCGATATTGTTCTTCAGTCATAACACTGCGTAATAAATGAATATTAGAAGCATCGCCTTTACATGCATCATACCATTCTTTAATCTTTTTAGTACGCATTGGTGTTTGGCGACCACCTTCTATAACAAAAGTATCATCAGCGCTAAGCATATTTGGTACACCATCACTAGTATCACCTTTACATATGTGTTCGAATTTATAGAACGCCGGATCTTCAATCTTTAGAGCGGCACGTTTCATTGGACTAAATTGTTTTACGTTTGAATAACGCTGCAATTGAATAAAGTCTTTATCAGAAGAAACAATCATAACTGGTTCATTCTTCCCAAATTCTTGTGTAGATTTTACGAGAGTAGCAATTACATCGTCAGCTTCAGCGCGGTCTACGTGTACTACAGGATAAGGCATTTCTTCTGCAATTTCATCCCGTATTCCATTGAGAAACCCAAAGAACTTACTCCAATCTAAAGGCGATTCATCGCGGGAAGTTTTGCGTTTAGCTTTATAGTTTGCAAACTTTTCTTTACGCCAAGATGTACTATCACACGCAATAATCATTTGGCCGTATTCATTACGAAATTTAGTGTTGTATCGTCGTATACTATTTAGTATCATGTGACGAATAAGGCCCTCCTGAATTTCTTCTGGACGATCTTGAGAAAAAATTGCGGCAATCGCTATGCCACTATAGTCGACAATAATCATAATGTAATCTTTCTGTGCTTTTTAGATATCTATTATAAACTAAGTTTAAGGGTTTGTAAATACTATTTTTCAATCAAATGGCCTAAATGTCTACGGTGTATTTTACCACCAACAAAGGCATTATAATAGATTTCAGGTTTAAGTAAGACATCATTATCAATTTGTTCTTTCATTTCATAGTAAGACATTTCGCCAGCTGTTTTACAAAGTCGAATGATTTTTCTTTCGAAACGCCACTCACCTGTATTTTCCAACAATTGTTTGACGACTTCAGATGAACCGTAATATGATTTCCAGTCGGATTCTTTGAGCGAACGTCTTTTATTTTTCTTACCTTTAAGCGGCGGTTTAGTTACTTTAGACCAAAATTTCTTTTTACCAATATAAAACATTTTAGCTTCTTTATCATATATTTCATATACAAAGCCAATGTTTTTTTCTATCATTTCACTAGTAAATTCCTTACCATTATATAACCACATATAGTTATTTATTCGTCCCATTCGCTGTTATAATCGCTATCGCTATAACCATCTATTTCACAACCACACATTGGACAATATAGTGGTTCTAAAAAATCAGGAGATTCGTCTTCGTCCCATTCAATTGTAAAGTGAATTTGACATTTACTACAATATAATTTTTCTAGAGCCATATTAGCCTTCACAAGAAGTGCAGGTGAGTAAATTGCGTGATAATTCTTGAGAAGGATTTGTGCCACGATGGTAGTAAAGCGTTTTTACTCCTTGTTCCCATGCGTAAATAAGAAGCTGATTTGTATCACGCGGTGGTGTCTTTGGATGAATCATCAAGTTAATGCTCTGTGATTGATCAATGAATTTTTGTCTTATACTCGTTTGTAGTATAATTTCCTTTTGTGATATTTCACCAAACGTTTTAAATACGTCTTTTTCATGATCTGATAAGAACATAAGGTGTTGAACACTTCCACCAGTTACAAGAATAGATTTCCAAACGTCTTGTGTATCGTGTCCGTAATTGTTTAAGACTTCTTTAAGGTGAGGATTTTTATAAGTAAACTTACCTTTTGCGAGATCTTTAACAAAGTAGTTACTATTCAAAGGTTCAACACTTGGTGATACTTGACCAAGAATAAAGGAACTCGATGTTGTAGGTGCAATCGCTTGTGTGGTCATATTCCTACGGCCTGCACCTTTAAGCTTTTCTGGCTCTCCTAGCGTCTTAGCCATTTCGCCTGAAGCAATCATGCTTTCAGATTCAATGTGCTTAAATATTTCGTTAGTTAAACCTTTAGCCTGCAAACTTTCAAAAGCGATGCTTTTACTTTGAAGATATGAATGCCAACCAAGTACACCAATACCAATTGCACGTTGTTCAATTGAGAATTTACGAGGTGCATCCATAAATGGTAAACCTTCTGTCTTTTCAATAAACTCTTCAATCACTGTGTCAAGAAACTTTGTCATTACTTGAACTGCATCTGTTTCTTTCCAATCGTCATAATGTAATAGGTTCATTGACGATAAACAACATACAAATGATTCTTCTTTATTCGTCGATAAACAAATTTCAGAGCATAGATTAGACGCGTAAATTTTACCACTTTCTTTTGGTTTATTCTTGTTCACGGTGTCGCTAAACATGATATAAGGATAACCACTTTCATATCTTTTTTGAATTACTTTACCCCAAATCTTACGCTTTTCTTTGTCGCCATCAAGCATTTCTTTCATAAAGCTATCAGGCACTGTAACACCGATTGACATGTTTTGAATAGGATGACCGTCACCACGTATTTGAAGAAACTCGAGAATATCAGGATGATCAATTGGCATATAACCCGCAAATGAACCACGGCGTACGTTTGACTGAGAAACAACGTTTGTCATAGTTTCATATAGCTCCATAAAATGAACAGGTCCGTTTGAATTACCACCTGCAGAAATTTCAGATCCTCGACTACGCAGTGATCCAAAGTATGCTGATGTTCCTCCACCCATCTTAGTCATCATGCCAACCTCGGCCTGTTTGCCTAAAATAGATTCCATCGTATCGTCGATGTATGATCCAAAGCAAGAAATGGGTAAGCCACGTTTAAGCCCATAGTTTGCCCAGATAGGAGAGGCCAGTGAATACCAACCCTTTTTCATATAGTCTTCAAACTTATCGGCGAAACCATCTTCACCTAAAGTTCTTTGCGCTTTTAACGCTATTTGTCTTATGCGTTTTTCGGGCGTAACACCTTCTGTTAAGTATCCTCGCTCAAGAAATAAGCGCGAGTCTTTATTCAACCAATAATAATCTTCCATAATATATCTATACCTTTAAAATAGGTCGTCTTCGTCGTATGATTTGTCTTTCTTCGAATATTCTGTGGGACGTTTAAAGAAGAAGTCTGTAGCAGTATTGCCTAACACATCTTCATCAAACCATTCCGTTTTTTCAAGTAATTCTTTATCAATGTCATCAAACACAGGTTCAATACCAATTTGCTCAAGCGATTGATTTAAACGATTTTTAATAAAGTTATGCATAATTGGAGAACTTAAGTTTTCTGATACATAACCATTTACCGACCACTCAATAATTTTTGCTTCTGCTTTAAATGCTTCAACGCATTCTTCGCGGATACGATTGATAAGTTCATCGTCGAAAAGTTCAGGATGTTCTTCACGTATAACGTTAACAAGCTTAATACCAACCATAGCATGAATCATTTCTTCTTTTGATGTATACGCTACTTGTTGCGCAACATCTTTTAATTGATTCTTAAACCGGTTAAAATCCC